AAGCACGTAGTTAAGATGCCAACTGAAAGCGCACAAATGATTTTTACAATCATGGAGCATTTAGGTATTGACTCACCGTATTATCCGGTGATGCTAAATCATCCCTGTACTATTTGGGCTAGAGAATCACGTCAAAATTATCAATGGTTAATCAACCATGCTTACGAGTTGTGTTTTGAATACACACGCCGTTATGGTAAAAGACACAAGGTTGAATGGGTACTTGAAAAATACGCATATCAACTTTCAGATGTGTTAGATTTACTACCTGATATTGGTTTGACTGAATTCGCAGTTGCTATCTCAGAAGATATGAACTGTAGAAAACTTGAAGGTTTTGATGGTTTTTCAGTAATTGAGAAGTATCGTGCGTATTACATACACGACAAATCCCACATTGCGGATTGGAAAACTCAAGAGCCTGATTGGTGGCCTAAAAAGGAGATAGAACAATGAATGATTTTGAACACAACTGTATAAGATGTGAACAATTAGGACAACCACAACGTGAAGATGCGTTTTGGGTTATGAAAAATGAAAAATTGTATTTGTGTAGAAGTTGTAGTCTTGATATGGTAGAAGGAAATTATCATACAGGAAGATGGTATATTTTCTACCATGATTGGGTACAAATCAGTAAACCCAACCTACATATTAGAGATACTATCTACGGTAATCGTATGCTTGGTATCTTACATAAAGAAAGACAATTGGAAAAAAATGAGGCATCACAATGAAATGTAGTTTATGTGATAAAGAAATTGAACAAAGAAAGGATTACAATGGAAAGGTCTATTGGAGCGAAGGAAATAACGCTGCTCCATTCAAAGGTAGATGTTGTGATGCTTGTGATTGTATGATTGTTATTCCTGCAAGAATGGGAATAACAGATATCCAACAAGCAGTTAGAATTGGTAGTTCTTTTCTAAGAGAACGTAATATTCGATACAAATTAATCGAAGAAAATGAAATAGTTACTGCTGAAATGATAATGGAGGCTTTACAAAATGAGCAGATGTGAACATATAGATGAATTAATTACAGCAAACATATCAAACGGAAGTTATGAAGAAGGTTGTTTGTTGATAAATAGCGTTATCTGTTATCATTGTGATAAAGTTTATGATATTACTTTAGCATTAGATTCGGTGGAGGAAATTTAAATGGATGAAAAAAATTGTAATGATTGTAATGATACAGGACAAAAAGCAGTTCAGAATACAAGTGGAGAATGGGAAATTGAGGAATGTTTGTGCATTGCTGAATTATCATTCTTTGAATTGCATGGAATTGGTGAGGAAGAATGAAAGCAGGAATTGTAATTAAAACAAACGGGAAAGTTGAATCCTTTGTCGTTAGAGATTATACAGATATGCAAAGAGCCGTTGATGGCAATATCGAAATTGTTTATCGAGGTAAAAACTTCGATGTATGGGGAAATGATTCGGCTAGAATTCTAGAATTACCTATCAACGCAGGAATAGCAGTATTAGTCTCAGAAACTAATACAAACGGATTAACATTGAGAACATTATTGGATAATCCTATTCACGGAGATGTTCTGTTAATGGGATTCAATGATGAGGGTGAATCAACAACTTGCCCTCCTAATGTTATGGAATTAGCAAAAGATTTGTCTCTTTGGAAACCACCATCTATGACTTTTGTAACAATAGACGAAGATGGAAACATGGAGATGGATAAGATATGAAAAGCGAAACACCTTTGATGAGAATGCAAAAACATTTCAACGGAATGGTGGATGCTTACAACGAAATGCCTGAAATTAATGATGTTATTAAGAAGGCAATTTTAGAAGACGCAATTACAACCATTGCTGCGGTAATGGATGGAATTACGCATGAATACATAGATTTTATGAAAAGGAAGGAATAAAAATGAAAATATATTGGTTTGGAAATATGAAAGGAAAATACATATTAAATTACATTGAAGAAAATGGAAGAATAAGAGACACAGGTGAAATATATCTGAGTTTAGAAAATTGTAAGGATAGAGCAGATACTCTCAACTTACAAAATGGTCTAAACAGAAGACAAGCAATGCGTGAAATGTGTAGGAGGTTTCGTTGATGGATGTAGAATTTAGGTTGATTGATGAAGAAGAAATGCCTCCTATTGTAATTACAATGGATGAAAATGATAGCCCGAAGGTTGTTCTTAATAACAAACATAAGATTTGGTTGTGTCTAAATCGTAATCTCATTGCAGGTTGCGCCGAAGCACTACATGGTAAATTGAATGAATTGTTACAAGGTCATCTTGCTGAACAACGGGCGTTTGAAAGGATGGATAATGATGACTGATTTTGAAGCAGAATATGATGATTTAGATGAGTTTGTTTTTGGTAATTATCCTAGATTAACTGATAAATTACTTAATTTATCTGTTGCAGATGATTATGAAGAAGCAAAGAAAGAATGGAGAGTAACCGGAAAGGTTTGGAGACAAGCAATTCAAAGAAATGGTTTTCAATCACGAAATCAATACATCTTGAATCATCCATCAGGTCATCCTAACAAGTGCTTATGTGGTCATCCTATTGTTTATCACTTTGAAATTGAAAACACACTAAACAATACTAGAGAAATTGTCGGTTCAAGTTGTGTTAATAATTGGATGGTGTTACGTCATCTTAGTGAAAACGAAGGAGTTGATATCAACACTATTACAGAAAAAGATATCGAAGAATGGAAACAACAGATGGTTAAATCTTTGATTCGTGATGCTTGGTGGGAAGAACATGGTGAAGAATTTGAAGAAGATTTCAACAGGATTAAGGATATGGATTTGAGAATTAATGTTAATCATACAGGTAAAACATATTACGATGATACGCTAGAACTTGTGCGNCCCATTACTAGAATTCGTAAATCAAGTAAAGGAGAAAAATTCTCTCCTGAATATCAAATGGCTTCTATTGTTTGGAGATGGAATCATCCCGATAATCCAAAGGCTCAAATTCACACAAGAGGATTTCCTAATGATAGACTTCTTGAGGACATAGGTATTTTCATAATGAGATTGAATAATTATGTAGATAAATTCAAACTTGAAGATAAAATGTTAGAAAGAAGATTTGAACAATTATCTTTGGCTAGAAAAGATGGATTCAAAGAATGGAATTCAGAAGTGGCTCGCAATTACACGTTTTTGAAGAATTGTGAATACTTTGATTTACCAATTTTTGATACTAATCTAGTTAGAGGATGGGAACATGGTTTTCTTACAACTATCAAGAGACAAATCATCGAGGCAAAGCCTCTATCTGAAAAACAAGTGCAAAAACTTTTTGAAATACTAACTCCTGCTGAGATTGAAAGACACAGGAGACATATTACGGGTGAGTAAAATGGCAAAAGAAAATGATGAAGAAATTGAAGAAATTGTAGAAGACCTAGAAACGGAAACGAGGACTTTTGATGAAGTCCTTGAGCAGAATGCTAATTTGGTTAATCAAGCAAACCAACTTATAGCAATCGCAAACCAACTCCAAGCAGAACTGAATAGTGTTAATGCTATGTTGTCTCATTATGAAACAACAATCAACGTTCTGTCTACTAGACTAGAGAAATCTAAAATGTCTAGATTGGAAAACCAACAAGAAGAAACAGGTGAATAAAAATGATATTGAATATATTGAACGAAACAGGACACACGCAACTGACTGTAACAGAAAGTGAAGTAATTGACCAAATTAACGACCACCCGACACATTGGGTTTTCGTTGATGGTGCTTTTACTTCAAGAGAAAACATTACATCGGTTGAGTGGGATTCAGTAGAATCCGTAAACCTAGTTCCGGCAGTTGTCGGTGGATATTGAACTCCACAAACAATCCTATCGGAAATACGTAAAGCGATAGATGAATTAACCCCTATTTTATCTATCGCCCTTATCACTATATGCTTACTCTAGCGTGTAGCAAATCCCACCGGAGGGAAATATTCGGCGGGTGGGTGAGAGGCCCACTTCTTTCGGTGATTAACATGGAAATACAACAAGAAATACTATCAGACATTACAACTTATATGAAATACTCAAAATACGATTCAAACAAGCAACGTAGAGAAACTTGGCCTGAAATCGTATCAAGAAATATGCAGATGCACATAGAAAAATTCCCTGAATTTAGACAAGAAATATCAGATGTTTATATCAATTATGTGCTACCAAAGAAAGTCCTACCATCAATGCGCTCTATGCAATTTGCAGGTAAAGCAATTGATTTATCTCCTAATAGAGTGTACAATTGTGCATATATGCCAATTGATTCTATACGTTCTTTTTCAGAAGCAATGTTTTTGTTATTAGGTGGAACAGGAGTTGGTTATTCTGTTCAAAAACATCACATAAACAAATTACCTTTTCTTAAAGAGCGTTCATATATCAAAGTGAGATATAAAATTCAGGATTCAATTGAAGGATGGGCTGATGCGATTTACGAATTGATAAATTCCTATGTTATTGGAGGAAATAGATTAAAATTCGATTATAGAGATATCAGACCCGAAGGTTCTCTTTTGAAAACTAGTGGTGGTCGCTCACCAAATCCAAAAGTGTTAGAAGATTGTATCAATAATATTGAAGCGATTTTACAATCAGTTGCAAGTGATAATAAACAATTAACATCGTTACAATGCCACGATATCATGTGTTATATTGCTGATGCAGTATTAGCAGGTGGTATTCGTAGAGCAGCAATGATTTCTTTGTTTAGTCCTGATGATGAATTAATGCTTCATTGTAAAGATGGTGAATTTTGGAATGAGAATCCTCAAAGGATGAGAGCGAATAACTCAGCAGTTTTCCTTAGAAATGATTTAGAAAAAGATGATTCTAAGAAAGAAGCATTCCATAATATTTGGAATAATATTGCTGAATCAGGCACAGGAGAACCTGCCTTTTATCTAACTAACGATATTGATTGGGGAACTAATCCTTGTTGTGAGATTGCTCTTAGACCTTATCAGTTTTGCAATCTTACTGAAATCAATGCTTCAAACATTGAATCACATGAAGATTTGAAGGGTAGAGTATCTGCTGCTACTATTTTAGGAACATTACAGGCATCATACACAGATTTTCATTATCTAAGACCTATTTGGAAAATGACCACAGAAAAAGATGCACTCATTGGTGTATCAATGACGGGTATTGCTAGTAAAGAGTGGTCTGAATCAGAACTAAAAGAAATGTCTAATGTTGTTGTTGGTACAAACCACTTGTGGGCCAATAGATTAGGAATAAATTCTGCTGCTCGCACAACTTGTGTAAAACCTGCGGGAACTACTAGTTTAGTGCTAGGAACTTCATCAGGAATACACTCTTGGCATTCAGAATACTACATCAGAAGAATTAGAGTTTTGAAATCTGAACCTATCTATGAATATCTCAAAACTAACTTACCTGACTTAGTAGAAGATTGTGTTATGGGAGGAAATCAAGCAGTTATCTCTATTCCACAGAAATCGCCTAAAGGAGCGATAACAAGAGAAGAATCTACCTTAGAAATGCTAGAAAGGGTAAAATTATTTAGCCAATCGTGGGTAAAGAAGGGTCATGTTAAAGGATTTAACACTCATAATGTGTCTGCAACAATAAATGTAAAAGATGGTGAATGGGATATGGTCGGAAGATGGCTTTGGGACAATAGAGATATCTACAATGGTCTATCTGTTTTACCTTATGACGGCGGATTATATGCTCAAGCACCCTTTGAAGAAATATCAAAAGAAGATTACAAAAAACTACTTCCTTTGTTAAAGGAAATAGATTTAACTAAGATAGTAGAACTGACTGATAATACAACACTACAGGGAGAGATTGCTTGTGCAGGCGGAGCGTGTGAAATCTGAGGAATTTCACATAATACATGAGTTTCTGATTTTTCAGACACAAAACATCCCTGAATCTACTATTAAAGAAGTTTATAGTAACTATAGCCAACGCCATTCACAACATCTTATAGATAGAATATGTGAAAGCGTATATCGTAAAAGATATAGCGCAGATGAAGGGATTAATCTATTGTCTAAAGGGGTTGCGTTAGACCTTGTGTTTGCTAACGTTCCTAAAGGAGACGAAAGATATCACGATGATGTAAATAAAAAAAGAAGGGGTCTACGTAACCTAATACAACGTAGAAATTATTATTATAAAAATGGAGAAAGTGAAGAATATGAAAATAAAATTAAATTTATCAGACAACCATACTCATCATAGAATGAGTTTCCTATTCAAAACTACGGGTAGGAATATAATTAGTGCAACTAGATATTCTAATAGTAGGCGTTTGAAAAATAACCTAAATAATAGAGGGGAATATATTTGGAATATATCTGAGATAGGACTTAGAAATGGAAGTGTGGGATATAATTACTTAGAAGAAATATTAGCAGAACATTTACAACGTAGTTTACTGAAAACGCACAGTAAAAGAAGTCCTTACTATAATCAAGAATTAGATGACGGTTTTTTTGCTAAAATCGGTTTCAAGTATAAAGATGGAAGGTGTAACCTCATTCTTATGAAAGACCCAAGATATTCCATAAATTCTACATCGGTTAAAAAGAACGACTTCTTTAAAATAATAGCAAAAGTTTTGTTGTATTCAGAACATACACGTTCTGCTAAAAAAATGAATGATTATGTAGACAATCTACTAAACTATCCACCGAATGTTTTGTATGCTCTAGAAAATAGAACACCTTATCATTTCTATTCAGAAGGACATAAAGTGGAGTGTAAAATAAACACAAGAAGAATTTCTAAGAACAAATTAGCATTGGAAATATCATCTAACGTGTGGGCTGAAATATCAGTTAAAGATTTGAATACGTTCATAGATTGTTTTAGATTTAATAAAGCCAAGTCTAAGAAATGGAGTCTTATTTCCCCTCCAAAGTTATGGGAGCAATTATTCGGCGAAGAACCAACTTCTGCTCAACGGCAATTAATGGTTGAATGGTTGAAACAAAATAGAACAGAAAATTTGGTACAGGAAAGAGCAAAACAATTAGTTATTGATTTGTGTAAACAAAATGACCGACTCTATCCAATTAAAATTCCCAATATGCCTACATACGGACTGTATGTTAGGGGTGAATTAAGTGATTGGGTGGTTCTGAGACAAGCAGAATATGACCATGTTAATGATACCGAAGATGGAAACATATTCACTTCTACTAAAGGACAACATCAATCTGTAGCAGTCCATAGAATGTTAACAGAACAAGAAATTGACGAACTCGCACACGATTTTGAAGAAAAATATCCATTTGAAGAATATCCTATGGATTATATGACGGCAAGTATTTGTATTGATACAGTCGTGCAGGGTTCAAGTGTCGGCGACCAATTGGCTAGTAGAGCATTAATTCTATTAAATGATAATACAGGTATAGAATATATGGTTTATACATTGAAAGAACATATTCAGAACGCAACTGTAAGTCCTTCATATAGAATAGATGAATCTTATTTGAACGGTGAAATGAGGTGGGACATTGAATAAATGTTCCGAATGTTCAGGTAATGAATTCTCTTTCGATGAAAGATTAGGTGAAACGGTTTGTGATTCATGTGGTTTAGTTATATTGACCAACCCATTTGAAGAAACTAAAAGAATTCTCTTTGATGATTTAGGCCAAAGTAATTTACAACCTGATAATGGATATTTAGGTTCACACATTTGGTCTACGGACTCTACTACTACTAGTAGAAGACATAACTTTAGAATGAATCAAATTAGAGGTGCGGGAGTTACTTCATCACAAAAACAAGCAAAGACGCTGATTAATATGTTTTTATCGGAATATGAAATCAGTAAAAGCCAAAGAGAAGTCTGCATAAATATGTATATGAGATTAGATAATCTTAGATTACTTCAAGGCTATTCTATAGAAAGAAGGGCAGCAGGTATTACATATTATTTTATTAAAGATTTAGAAATTGTTTGTAGTCTCAAACAACACGTAAAACTAACTGATGTAAGTATGAAATACATAGTTAGAGTTTCTAGAATATGTGCAAAACACTTTAGAAAATCATTTGTGTTTTCTAATATTGATGTATTCAAAGAAACTGCAACTATCTTAGATTTACTTAATGTAAAAGATAGTAATTTTAGAGAACAATGTATTAACTTTGTAAACATTGTTAATCAAAAATATCAAGCATTAGACAGAAATATGTCTAAAACTGATATCGCTGCTAGTGTTTGGCTTTGCTCAGAACTAACAGGTAACGAAGAAGTAACTCAGCGAGGGATAGTAAGAGTCTATCCTACAACTGAGGTATCTATCAGAACTGCAACTGATAGGTTGGTAGAAACATGGGGATATGAAAAAAGAGATGCAAGAAAAATGAAAATAGAGGAATTTGTATGAGAAATATAATGATAATAGGAGCAGGGGGAATCGGCAGTTATTTGGTTGATTTCCTCTCAAGAATAAACACAAATGAATATGAACGTGGAAAAAGAATGTTGTATGATATTACAATCTATGATTCAGATGTTGTAGAAAGTAAGAATCTAGGATATCAGAATTACAGTCCTGATGATGTTGGTAGAAACAAAAGTGATTGTTTAGCCGATAAATATCGAAGTGTAAATTCTGAACCCTTTGATGTATTAGTCGAAAGCCAACTTTCAAAGAATTTTGACTTGATTGTGTGTTGTGTAGATAACCTTGCTACAAGGCGTTTAGTCTACAAACTAGGCTTTGGTAACGCTGCTAAGGTTAAGTGGCTAGATTTGCGCTCACAAGGGCGAAATGCAGCATTGTTTTCTTACAAAGCAGAAGAAAATATGCTAACAGAAGCATTGAACGGTGAAGATGGTAGTTTTTCTTGCCAAGCAAGTGATTGGAACGGTACAGGAAAACAAATCAATACAATGCACATGGTTATTGCTGCTATGGGCGCACAATGGATTCAACGTTGGTTTGTAAATAATGATGACGTTGCAGAATACAAGGTGGTGAATATATAATGGGTAGATACATGAACAATAGTGAACTGAAAGAATATGAAGAATTGTATGCTAAATACGCTAGACTAGCAGGTTTGCTAGGAGTATCTTTAGTCTTGAACGTTGGTCTTCTCATTGGGTTTTTGATATGAATGGTATAATTTATTCATACAAATTAAATATCAAGTCTTTACGGCTAGGGGTTGAAGTTTGATATGAGTGAAGAAAACCATCAATCGAATATTGAGGATTTAGATGAAGGCGACTTAGGAGAAATAATTAATGTAATTTGTACAGATGGTTATTATCCTCAAGCGGAAATCGTAGAAGTTTCTTGTCCTGCTTGTGGTGAAAAATTTCTAGGAACTAAACGTCATGCAGGTGGTTTTATCGCAGGACATAAAGCGTTTCACGAATTTGAAAACAGTATGGATTTATACTTAGATAGTGTAGGCGGTGTATGATATGAGTAAATTATGGTCAGACAAAGAAGAAAAAGCGTTAATGATGCTTGTTAATAGGGGATATACACCCGAAGAAGTATCAGAAAGAATGAACAAAATGGGATATAACAGAACTGCGGGTTCTGTTTTGTATAAGTGGGGTCATCTAACAGGAATACCCTATCCCGAAAAAGAAGATAGCAAATCAAGTTTAGTTATGTTATTACTCGGCATAACTAGTGTTGGTGTTGTTTTCCTCCTGTTAAAAGATACAGGAATGTTATAATATGAATATTGAAGAATTAGAAATAAAGAATGAAGATTGGAAAGAAAAGATACAGGAGTCTTTTGATAGGGTCAAAGGATTAATGCAAGGATTTGTTTTTCCTTGTAATATCACAGAATTATTTTTGGATGAGATTTGGAAGCAATCAACTGAGGCTTTCGATAAACCTAGAGAAATTCAAGTTTTGATTGATGCTAAAGATGACTTGTATATTAGTGTAGGAACACCTTCTTTTGTTTCCTTTGAAAATCAAGAAGATGGATTAGACGGAATGCAATTACCTTACAAGTGTTGGATTCATACACACCCATTTGGTAGTGCGTATTTTAGTGGAACTGATTGGTCTACAATTAACACATGGAAAACTTTGATGGAGTCTGCAATAGTATTAGGTGATAGAGAATACTTAGCATATCGTTGTGATGATGGGCTTTCAAAGAAGTGTTATTTGGGATTCTATGAACAACCTGCAAAGCCTGAATGGGTAAATGTAGCAGAAGATATTTTGGATGGTGAAGAAGAATGATTAGTAAAAGCAAAGCAGCAAGAATCTCAAGAAGAAAAGGAAAGACTGAGCGTAAAGCCGAAAGAAGGAAGTTAGCATACGCTGAAAAGAAAAATGTTGGAAGTAAGTGGTGATTAATAATGCACTTTGATGAAATTAAAAAAATGAAAGAAGAATTAGAATCTCTTACCGAATCAGTTTCGGAATTAATTAGTGAGAATGCTTCCCTGAAAACAGAACTAGAATACATTAGAAATGATTTAGACCAAAGTTTAAGAATAACAGGTGATGTGCTTAGGTTGCACAAAATGATTGTTGATACTGCACAATTCATTGCAGATAGAGAACAACTAGCACTAGGAGACATTGCAGATTTCCAATTTAATAAAAGGTGATTTAATGAAAAAAATGATAGCATTATTATTAGTAACAACTATGTTAGCAGGATGCACAGATTCAATTCCTGACCCTGTAGATTTCTTTGACGATTGTACCGACCCTGATTGGGAAACCGAATCAGGAACTATTGTTTTATTAGAGAACGACACATATTCTCCTATTAGTATAGGAAATGAAACAAAATGGTTGGAACTACGTTCTTTTACATATACGGCCACACATTTGAGTTTTGAAGTGATAAATAATAGTGTTATTTTCAACAATCTTACCTTTGATAGTGTGGGTGGATATCTATACGTGGATGATTCCACTTCAAAAACTGAAAACTTTACGGTCTATACCTATGAACTGTTGAATACATCATCAAACGAAACGTATGATATCTCAGCAGAATACGCACTAGAACTATCTACTAGTTGGACTTCTCATGTACATACATACAACAATGATACTAGTGTTGATACATCAGCGTTAATGACTAGAGAGATTCATCTTTCAGATGATATTGTTTTAGACACAAACATTACAATTGAAAGTGGTTCGTATTCATTAGTTTCCACACCACACAATGTTAGTTTAACTTTTACCGATTCTGATTTTCATAGGTTTGATTCAGGCCATGCACCATCTATGGGCTTAGTCATGTTAGATATACCCGATTTTGATTTTGATATTACTATTGAATATACTGTCGAGTATAGATTACTAACAGGCCAAGAGTGTTTAGAATGAAACAAGCGGTAACGATTAATTTTCCTGCACCATTACCCGCAGAAGTACCTTGTCCCATTTGTACAGATGAGAAAAAGAATAGTAATGGTTGTAAGGGTTGTGATTTTACAGGCAACATAAAAATCACAGTAGACGCAAAGATACCAATTCAAAGAGGGTTGATTATCAAATATGTTGCAGAAAATATGCCTTCTGTTGCAAGTGAATTATCAAGGCACTATGGTTTAGTACCCGATGTTCAAACAGAAGACATGATTCAGGTTGATGAAAAAGAATATGAAATTGTAAAAATTAGTAGTTTAGGTGGAGTTATTTGGGTAGCAAATAGAGTAGACAAATGGGAATCGCCTAGATACTTTAAATCACTAAAAGACTACAAGAGTTTTAGGAATGGTTGGCATGGAGAATGAAAGAATATTAGTAAGAATACCAAGAAACGCAAATGAAGAATTAATAGTAAAAATAGGAAACTATTGGAAAATAGATGTTGTAGATATCCGTTGGAACTCAAACGGAAATCCAACTAAGAAAGGAGTTAGAGTAAACATGGAAGAAGCAAAGATTCTCTATGATTCTCTAGATACTATCTTTGGTGGAAACCATGAATTTGAGTAGTTTTGTTAGGTTTTGTGAATCAATAGAATACCGAACACCAACTGAGAAAATAAAGAGATTAGGTTCTCTATTAACTAGCACAGAAGATAAGGCTAGTTTGATTTCTATTCTCAGTCTAGACTATCCACCAAACAATATTGGTTCTAAAAGAGCAGTAGAATGGATTGCTAAATCTCTCAACGTATTTGATGATGAAATAATTACTAGTCAGGAAATATGGGATGGAGATTTAGGACAAGGCGTATGGAAATTTGTAGGTGATGGTTCAGACTATTCTAATTATACGATAAAACAATTTTATCAAATGTTGAATGTGGTTTGTTCAAAGTTAGACTCATCATCATTTGATAAGTTTGATTCGTTTTTTAGTGAACTTTCAGGATTAGAAATGAAATGGTTTATTCGTTATTGGACTAGAACACCCAATAACGGAATACTCGAATCAACATTAATCAAGGCGTTGAATTTGTACTATCCTCAACATGATATTGTAAAGTTTTCAAGATACAATTCGTTGAAAAGTATTGTTACTTATTTGGAATCAGGTAAAATCCCACCAATGAAATTAGATTATTGCACATTCATTAAGCCGTCTTTGGCTAAGAAATTGAACAATAATCTTCCCGAAAACTATACAGTTGATATCAAGTATGATGGAAATAGGTATCAATTACATAGAAATGATAACGGAGATATGACTGTTTTCAACCGTAAAGGTAAGATTGTTACAGAACAATTTACTGATATTGTCGAGGAAGTTGATTGGAATGGTAGTTTTATTATTGATACTGAAATCTATCCTGTAGATATTCAAGGAAATCCTGCCCCTCATTCTAAGTTAGGAACAAGAGTTCATTCAAAGGATAAGGAAAAGGCGATTAGAGATTGTCCTGTTAAATTAATTATATTCGATGTAATATCTTTCAATGGGGAATCGTGTCTTGAAAAATCATACCGTGAAAGAATAAACATTCTCAAAGATAACTTTGATGAGGAATATATTACTGAGTTTTTGAGTAATGATATTGATACTGCGTATAATTACGCAATATCAGGTGGTTATGAAGGTATTATGATTAAGGATTTAGATAGCGAGTATAAATCAGGCAGGACAAATTCTATTCTAAAACACAAACCAACTAGAATTAATCTAGATGTAGTAATCACTTCTGCTGAATATGGTACAGGTAAAAACTCTCAAGTGATGAGTAGTTTTGGTATTTCAGTTGTAAGTGATAATGGATATACGGAAATAGGTAAAGTCGGATTAGGCTTTACTGAAATGCAATTATTCTTTTTAACAAATGAATTGAGAAAAATTGTGGATAAATATGCTAAAGAGGTCTTTTATGTTCTTCCTAGAATAGTAGTAGAAGTTGAGGCAGATTTAGTAACACAAAATAAAGATGGAACATACGGGTTAAGATTTCCAAGATTTATCAGAATTAGAGATGATAAATACCCGACAGATTGTAACACATTAGAAGATGTAAAGGAAATGATATAATGAGAAAATACAAATGTAATACTTGTAAAAAATTAGTTAATCACGTTAGGTCAGAAAGGACTACAACTTGTGCTAGATGTTTAAGACTAAAAAAGGAGATGGCTAGATGAATTGTGAAGTTTGTGGTAAATCTCTAAACCTTAGAGTCAGAACACCTAACGCAGATACTTGTTGTAAATGGGTAGTGATGAGATGAGTAATAAATTCAAATTTAATATATTTACTAGAACCTTTATCTATGGAATAGGTCTTTTTATTTCGGGATTAGCATTATTCAATGCAACTAAATTAGAACTCAGACAAACTACAGATTCTAATTTAGAACTTTTATTTCAAAACGGTCAAATAATATCTGCGTTTTTTATATTCCTTTGTGTTTCCGGTATTATTAGTGAAATGATATACTTAACAAAGGTAAGAACAACGCGTAAAATTGCAAAGAAAAGGGTGAATAAGAAATGAGATTTGGTAGCGTAAAACACGCAGAATTTGAAATCATAAAAGCAATCTCCGAATGTGGTTATAATCCTGATAGGCAGTTTTCTGTAACTCTAAGAGAAATCAAAGAGAAGGGAGTTCCCGAAGGAGATAAAGTAGCCGAGAAACGCTTCCATAAAGCAGCGTTGAATATCGGTGATACTTTCAAAAACAAAATGGAAAGCCGTAGAAAATATTTACCTAAGAATCACCCCGAATACACAGGTGATGTAGAGTAATATTTTAAGCCAAAAATTGTTCAGTCGTTACAATGTTCAGCAAGGAGATGCTTCAAGGAATACTAATCTCATGTCCTAAACCTGAGTGTAATATCACTAAGAACGATGCTAGTAGTATCGGTTATAGGGTTAGGCTAAAGATTTCATTTAGAGGTAATGAGAACTTTTTACTTTCATTACAAAGAACACTTTTGCAACACGGAATAACATCTACGTTGAAAGAACGTGAAAGTAAAACACGCCCTAAACCAATACTGAAAATAACAAAAAACTCAGAAATTGGAAAGGTCTTAGATATTTTACCACCTAAGTTAGATAATTCAAATGTAGAATGGGATGATTTTATGAGAATATTTTCTATTGTGTATAATGGAAAACATCTATCTCTTGAAGGGTTTGAAGATATTCTAAGAATCAAAGAGTTGGTCTGATGCTTTGTTCTAGATGTAATCTAAATGAAGTTGAAAAAGGACTATGCAACATTTGTAAATTATCTGTAATGATGGGCGAGCCAAAAGAAGAAGCCACAGATGATGAAATCATAGAACATTATACAGTCAATAGATTATTTTTAGGTTGTAGAGAATGTGGTGGTGCAACATTTGGCTACGAAGCAGGAACATATAATGAAAACAATTTGAAATGGTTCATAATGAAAATTAGTTGTAGTTGTGGAGCAAAATACGATGATATATTAGAAGTGAGGGTCGAAAATGAGCCTAATAAAAACAACAAAAAAACACATACAAAATAAACCAATAATAATAGTAGGAAAAACAGACACAGAAAAGAAAACAAAGGCACTAGAATTTGTTTCTGAAAATCATATATTCTTTTATGCTAATGAAATAGAAGAATTAGATAATTTTAGTCTCGATGATACTTTGGGATTAGTGATTGATGAAGTCAATTACAAACCTAAAACTGATATTATTAGAAGGGCCATGCTTGAATATAGAGGTCAAACGGTTCTCCTTTCTGATAATCAAAAGGACGTGCCTAAATCTATCATGTCTTTATGCACTCTAAAACGCTGCACAAAGCGAACAATGGCCGAAGATATACAATCTATAGCCCCACGTTCTCAAGAGCCTAGAAACTATGATATTGATACCTTTTCAATGGTGCGTGAATATCTAAAGAATGCTGATAGAGAAGACGTATCTCAAATGCTTCTACTAACTAAACCACCCGATGTTCAGATATTGAGTTGGTTAGTACCTAATCTACACCCCAACAAATTAGCATTCGTAGATTATTCTGTAAAGCGTAGGTGGAATGCTACGTACTTTTACGAATTGTTAGCCTACGCACACGAAGGTAGATTACATAGAAAAATGCAAATGCCTACTAGAAAATCATATTCTATCAAACCAAAGATAGCAAAGAGAATTGGTTTTCCACCACATCTCTTTGATGACTTAATTCAAGATGAACAATTTAGAAAATATGTTCAATCGAGAGTTGATAACACAGAAAACCGCCTTCTAAAATTGGGAGAGAAAAAGCGGAAAAGGAAAACAGACCCAATAATACCAATACAAACTTTAGAAAAATGGATGAATTAAAATGCTATGGACTGAAAAATATAGACCACAAAAAGTAAACGACATAATAGGACAACCTAGTTTTACATTAGATGCACAATCTTGGATTATCCAAAAAGATATGCCTAATGTTTTGTTATTCGGAATAGCAGGAGTAGGAAAAACTGCTGCTGCTACTGCTTTAGCAAAAGAAATGTTAGGTGAAGATTTCAGAATGAATTTTACAGAAATCAATGCGTCTGATGATAGAAAGTTGGAAACAGTTAGAAACCAAATAAAGGACATTGCCTCTACATCGAAAGTAGGTGATGTTCCTTTCAAGATTATCTTACTTGATGAGATGGATGGTATGACTAAGGATGCTCAGAATGCTCTAAAGAGAATCATGGAGCGTTATTCGTCAAACTGTAGATTCATCATTACCTGTAATGAAAGATTCAGAATCATTCATCCACTTCAATCGAGATGTGCTAACTATCAATTCAAAAGATTAGATGCAGATGCTATGCTTGAAGTGATGCGTAATGTTCTCATTTCAGAACAAATGAATAAGTATTCCGATGAAGAATTGGAAATGTTCATAGAGTCATTACATGGAGACATGAGACGAGGGCTTACTGAACTACAGGCTGCGTGTTTTAGTAAGTCCTCACTTGAAAATCAAATCAACAAGAATTTGAAACCCTTTACTGAAATAATAGAATTACTAATAGAAAATAAACATCACAATGCTTTAGAGAAGGTGCATAATTTGATTTACGATTCATACGATATGAAAACTATTTGTGTTGGATTACACGACACAGTTAGTAAAACAGATATTTCCCATACTCAAAAATTTAAGTTTTTGAGAATTATTGGAGAAGCAGAATGGAGAAGTGGGAACATGACTCCAAAGGTTTTGGCTTCTTGGATGATAGGGCAAATGGCTTAAAGGAAACCAAAGAAAAAAATGGAAGCGATAAAATGCAAAATGAAATAACAGAAGAAATAAAGAAAGCGGCGGAAATATTAGAAATGAGCCTTGAAGATGCTCAGGCTAAGTTTGATGAGATTTGTTCTCAGAATAACGTAAACCCTGAGCAAGACGCTCTTTTAGCGAGAGGTCTTTGGAGACAATATTTCAGCAGCGTAAGAAACGCACAGAAGAATGGAACAGTAAGAGAAAGTAGTAGTGGCTTATTCAAGAAAGCCGTTGGTTACTTTATCTCTCTAGAAGATGCTAGAGACATGATGGCTATGCAACGAGATAGAATAGTAAACGAATATCGTAGAGATGCAGATATGACTTTCACTCTAGGAAAAGTTGCAATATTCAGAAGTCTACCTGATGGGACATTTGAAGGTAGAATGATGAAAGATAGTGTAGAATCTAACAAGATAATGAAAGAACTACCAAACAATCATGTTGAAATTGATTCAGGACATTACATTGTTCCTCTAGATTCAGTTAGAATGTATGGTACTAATCCTAATGCTAACTTCGGTAAGCCACTACCTAAAGAAGAATACAGGCGTGGTGGAGTTTTCATTGGTGAAGTAGATGGAAAGAAGGGTAAGTATTTCTTTAACTACAAGGGTATTTCAAGTAAATACTTTGCACCAAAGACTTTCCAATTCGTACACTTCTTATGTATTGTAAATTCAAACGATGATACAAAGATTCACGGTGGAACTAACACAACTTTAGAATCTCTAGTGTATAATGCAGACTTGAATACCGAAGATGAAGAATACGTTGATACTTCATCATATGTTATTCAAGATGAAATAATGGAATTGTCTGTAGATAATTACTCTCCGTTAGTTGATTTAGATAGATATCATAGTCAAGTATCTAGTAAGATTTACCCTGATAGATTCGTCTTCACAGATGGTAATGTTACCGCAATCAACATGACTCCTACAAAGAACGGCAACCGTATTCTAACACTAGATGATTTGAATACTGATTTCGACTTTGAGAGTGATGGTTGGAGTGGAACTACTTGTTGGATTCCTGAACACGTAGATATTGATTTTGGTATCGGTTCTAATGTAATCATAGTCGGTAGAACATCACAATCAACTGATGATATGGGTAATCTACAATCTCCTACAATTAACGTGAATGGTATTTTCGTTCTAGATGCTAGAGGTGGAAGTCCTGAAAAGATTGACTTTGTAGAAGAAGAAACTTCTGATTGGTTCTTTGACTGAGGAATTTGAATGAGTTATCAGACAAACCCAAACGGAACTCTCAGTAGTTACTTGATTTCAAATGGTATTATTTGGGGTTCAAGTTTTGCCTTCAAGTTAAAAGAACCTAGTTTTCTAACTTGGAGAAAAAACATTGAAACCGGAGAATATTGGCTAAAGTTCCATTTCAAGAATTCTAAAGAAATTAGATTAATTGTATCGGAACTTGGACTTGAAGAAATACTAAACTCAACATATGAGATGGAACATTTTGAAATTATAGAAAATGAAAATGGTGATAAATATGTCTTGGAAAGAAATGAAAGAAAAACAAAACAATGAAGCAGTAAGTGAAAAAGAAATAACCGAAAACAAATATGATTTGATGAAGAAGAAAATTCTTTCTCAAATTAGTGAAAGGCAAAAGCGTGATAGAGCATTTTTACTTTGTTCTATTACCGGAAATCCGAAGGTAGGTAAAACAGGTCTAGCATTAGACTGTAGAACTGACGAAGAAAAAGAAAAGGGAATGAAAATTTATGTTCTCGATTTCGACAATGGGGCAGAACCTACATGGGATTCAGCACATGATAGAGATGAAAATATTATTATTTTCAATCCTGTAGAAATGAATTCTGATGGAACTACCAATTGGCAAGAAACCTTTGAATCCGCACACGCATTTTGTGATTTAGTAAAAGAAGATATTGAGAATGGCAATGTTAAGGCAGTTGTTCTCGATGGTGTAGATAAGGTCTATGAAGGCTCAGGAGATGTTCTTAGAGAACACCTTGTAAAGAGCAGCAAGAGAGATGGTAGTATCGTTCTAGATACAGATTCTATTATGGTTAAACCTCTTGATTGGAAGATTAGAAACAATATCTACAACAGACTACTAGATACTTTTTGTGCATTGAAAGCAGATAGATTTTTGATAACACATATGAAATCTGTTTATGGTGATATTGTTAATCCTGTTCCAATCGGAGAAGTTCCTGATTGGCACAAATCAACACCCGCTAAATTCATACAAATGATACATATTAATAAAATAAAACAGGGTAAAGACACTAAGTATATTGCTGAGTTACAAGCGAGTAAAACCAATTCTGACCTAGTAGGTAGAGAATGGGTTATCTTTTCAACAAATGGAAAGAATGCTTGGTATGGAATCCCTGAATTAAGGGAAGGAAATATATGATTAGAATATCTAAAAAGATTTTATCAGAAGCATTAACAGACATCAAACTTTCAGGAAAATACTTTGTTAGTTCAACTAGCAAAAAATATGAAATTAGTGATTACGCAACCTTTGTTTGTGGCAACGGTGTTGTAGATATCTACAATGCCGATGCTGCAACAGGTTGTTGTATTTCTATTGCAGGTCAATCAACAAATGATGTTATGTTTGTATCTTCCATTAGTAAGATGTTGAACTACATCAAAAATATGGAAGAAGATATTACAATTACGGTTGATGATTTCATTACTTTATCTGATGGTAAATCTACCTTCAAATATGGTAAAACTTTGAATCACCCTACAGAAGCCATGATTGCAAGACTAATTTCATTTAATGAATATTTAATGAATATTAATCTTGATTCAACTGTTGATGTTAATGACGCAGAATTTATTGAATTTAGTAATACTACATTAGAAGCAATGATTCATATTAGTCCTGATACCTTAGATAGTGCTATCAAATCATGTGATGCAATCGGAAGTTCTCTTTACAAAATTGATATTCATCCTGATGGTGAAATAATTCTTTCTAGTAGTATTCATAATAATGCTACAGAATTTTGTTCAGTTAATTTAACATCTGATGTTCAANTTAAGGGAGAACCTGCTACTGTATCGTTTACAGGTCAAGTGAATAAGTTCTTTTCTAGAACAGATGATGCAGTATTNATACAATTGAAAGATGAATTTCCTTTATTCTTTGTTCAGAATGATAGGTTTATTTTGAAAGCCCCACATATTTCGGTGAATTGAAATGATAATCTGTGAAACAGAAAATGGTATAGGATTAAGTTGGCGTGAAAATAATAATGTGATTTATAACGAAATAAGTCATAATGAATTTCGGCCTTACTTCTTTGTAAAGAAGAAAAACAACTTACCGCTTACTGCTCACATTAAGGATAATTTAGGAAAGTTGCAAGTCAATCTTACATACGAAGAAGGAGATTATCATAATCTTCAAGGTCAAGAATTAGTCAAAGTAATGTGGCGACCGAATAATCCTAAGTATGCTAGAAAATTACAAGCAACTTTTGGTGAAACATATGAAGCAGATGTAAGGTATCATTACAGATACGCAGTTGATGAAATCAAAGAAATGCCTGAATATGAAATGCGTAAATGGTTTTGGGATATGGAATGGGTATCTGATGACCATGACTATGAAGGAGCAATTACTTGTATTGTTGTGTATGATAATTTTGGAATAAAATTAAATCCCGAAGACCCAATGGATATGTTTAACCCTGATTATGAAACAGAAGAGATTGGAAAATATACAACTTATGTTTGGTTTCCTGATTCTCAACCTGTAATGAGTTATTCTAATGAGGGTATGCGTATCTTTGGTAGTGAAAAAGAAATGCTTAGTGCCTTTCTAGAAAAGGTAGAAGAAATGAATCCTGATATGCTAATTTCGTGGTTTGGATGGAAGTTCGATTTACCTAAGTTAATTGAACGAATGGTATTCAATGGTATTGACGCTAGAAGGCTATCACCTTTCAATGAAGTATCAGGAGTATATTGGAAAAACAAACCAAAAATGAGTAAGAAGGTACAAAATTATTCACCCATCTATCAACCGATAAAAGGTAGAATATGTTTAGCCTTAGAACACGTTTTTGAAAGACAATGGAATGATGCTCAAAGAGGAACATTACCTTCATTGGCTTTAGACTATGTTGCTGAAACTTTACTAGGGCAAAAGAAACTAGTGAGCGAAAAATTCCCTGATAAGAATGAATTCTTTGCTAAGGGTTGGTTAGAAGATACAGTAAGATACCTAGAGTATGCTCAGAAGGACGTAGAACTGCTTGTAAAGATAGATGAGGAAAACTTCACTACCGATGCAGTATTGTCTCTACAACGGCTTCTAAAAGCACCTTTTGATGCTTGCTTCTATGCGAGTAATATGGCTAGTATTTACTTTATGCGTAATGCTTCATGGAAAGCACCAACAGGTTCTAAAGAAGAAAGAGTAGATTATGAAGGTGCAATGGTATATGACCCATTAAGTGAAAACACAAATGGTCTTCATCTTGGGGTTGCTGCATTTGATTTTGCGGGTCTATATCCTTCAATGATGATTGCTCGCAATATTTCTTGGGAAACTAAATCTGCTGAACCAACTGAATTTGCAGTTAATATTCTAACACCAAAAGATTTCTCAGAAGTATCTAAAACCCATATGTTATATTACAAAACAGATGAATTAGGATTACTTCCTAGAGCAGTTTTAGAATTAAAGGAACTTCGTAATGAATACAAAAGAAACATGAAGAATGCTTCTGATAAATCTGAATACAATAAGTGGAACAATAACCAATTAGCCGTTAAAAGATTAATGGCTTCATTCTACGGTATCATTGCATATCAGGGATTTGGTTGGGCTGATGTAGATTTAGCCGCTAGTATAACTGCTAGTGCTAGAGAAGCAATTAGAGAAGCGGCGTTTATAGTGAGGGAATTAGAATGAAAGTAGTATATGGTCATACAGATTCTATCTATGTTGAAATTGATTCTATTGAAAAAGCCAAAGAAACAGTTGAACATCTTAACAAAGAAGTTAGAAAGATTTTCCCTAATATCTTAGGTTTAGAAGAACACCCTGTAACTCTTGAGTTTGAGAAATACTTCAAAACTTTAGGAGTAGGAACAACAAAGAATAGAAATGCAGGTTTGATTACATGGAAAGATGGAGAATATCTTGATGAAGATGAATTCGTTATGACGGGCTTTACCGCAAAAAGAATCTCAGAAACTAATCTTGCCAAAGAAGTTCAAATCAAAACACTAACAATGTGGGCTGAGAATAAATCAGAAGAAGAAATCGTAGATTATCTTAGAGATAAATACAACTCAGTCAAACATGGTCAAATTGATATTGAAGATGTTCTAAAAAGAACCAGATACAAACCTGAAAGGTTTTCAGTTAAATGTAAAACTTGTTCTTCTATTTCAACTACCTTTAATTTAATGAAGCAACCTTGTTGTAGCACTATGGATTTACGAACTTTAGAAGGTAAAAGAGCATCAGTTAGAGAAGGAATAGAAGGAGTTCTGTATCGTAAATATGTTGATGACTTAGATATTTCCGACTCATATTTGTTTATGAGAGTGAGTAATAATACGCAAAATACAAAAATAACACAGTATCTTCACCCTACTAAACAGGTAATGGTTTTCCCATCTTACGTCTCCGGTTTAACCGTTGATGAGATGAAAAACTATACTCCTGATTGGGAACACTATGCGGAATCTGTTGTGAAAAAAGCAGAACCAATTTTTAGAGCAATGGGGTGGAAGATATCACAAATAAAACACGACCAAAACCAAAGGAGTCTGATGGAGTGGTTTTGAGGGATTGTAGTAACCCAATCTCTCATCCTAGAGTTGTAGGGGAAAACTTTTGTCGGCTTTGCTCTAAAAAAGAGGTGGATGAGTGAGTAGAAGGGTATGTTCTTTGTGTGGAAAGAAATCAAAAATAAATTCCACATTATTAATTGAGGGTATTCACCATCAGTTATGCAAAGAATGTACTTTAGAAAATTTAGAAAAATGGATATGATAATAATGGAATTAGAAAATGAATGGAGAGAATATACATACCAATGGTTGCCTGAAAAATACGATGACGAAAAAGAACCTATATTGAAGATATCAAAGTCTTCTTTTGGTTCATATCAATGGTGTCCTAAAAGATACGAATTTCAATACATATTGAAAATGCCTATTGATACATCAGAAGCAATGTATAAAGGAACAGTAATACACAATGCTAGAGAAGATTTCTTCAATACTTTTGATATTAAGAAAGCGGAGAATCTTTCTCATAGTGAATTAGTTGATTATTGTTTGAGCCTTTATCCTATTGATGATTATACAGATATGTATCAAACTATGTCTATCTTTGAAGCGAATAGATTTCAAGAGGCTAAGGAAGAAGGAACATTAGAAGACTTCTTACCTGTAATCAATGAGATTTTATTAGACGCAGAAATAACTATTGCAGCAGATACACACCCTGATTATCCTTTAACTAGGGATTACAAGGTTCATCTACAAGGTATTATTGATAGAATGTTCAAAGATGGCGATATTTATGTCCCTCTTGAACTTAAGACCGGAGCATGGAAAGATTGGAAAAAGACAATGATGAGAAAGGAAATGGCCTTTTACAAAATATTGTTTGAGAATACACCTGATGAAAAATTAGTAGAAATGGGTCTTGACCCTGAAATACCTATTTCTCATTGGGGTTGGTATTATCCTGATTCTAATCATATATATGTTGAAGACGCAAAGAAAAGTAGTATCAATTCTGTAATGAAAGGAATTGCTAAACTGCTACACGCATATGAAAATGAACAATTTGAAACTAAGTATTTTTACAAAACTTGTGCAAATTGTAGTTTCTTTGGTATTTGTGAAGCGGCTGATGCGGAGAGTTGGATATGAAATGGAAAGATTACCGTAAGGCAAAAGAAGATTATAAGAAAAGGAGGAAAAAGAAATGATAGATAAATTAGTCAAACAAGAACTTAATCAAAAGGTTTGGTCTTTTACTGAATTAGCAAATGTAAATGATACAATCAATTCTTTAGCCGATACAATATACAACAAAATGCCAACTACTGAAAAGATAGAAATGATTTGGAATACACAAGTATTTTCTGAAACTAGAGTTCCTTTTGGTCAATTATACATGACTACGGTAATGGAACAATTGAAAGTTAGAATAGCAGAAATAGTAAAACAAGAATTAGCAACTGCAAAAGTGCAATTTAATGAGGTGAATAAAAATGAAAATGCCGAGAGAAGTTTGGGCGGGGAGCCATATACGGAAAGCCCCCCAAATGAAAAGGAAGATAGTGAAGTCGAAGAATGAGTTCATAGAATGGATTAATCTTTACAACGGAATTATGAATTGTTATACGACTGTTTATGATTTTGCTGAATACTTCGATAATTCAAAAAACGACAAAACCGTTATTTTGGATAGAGCGTTTTTAGATTTTGATGCACACAATGAACCATTAGAGTTGGCGTACCAAGATTTGAAAGACGTTGTAGACTTTTTACGTAAAGACGATGTAATGTTTAAAATGTATTTTAGTGGGAAAGGATTTCATCTGTTTGTGTATGGGGAGATAGCCAATGATATCAGAAGCATTCAGCAGTATTATACCGAAACGTTTTCTCACTTTGATACATTGGATAGGACAGGTATTCAGACTAATAGACTACGTAGGATTCCTAATTCGATAAACTTGAGTAGTTCAGATGAAAATGGAAAACCATACTTCTGTATTCCACTTGAATTAGAAGATTTAAAACAACCTTTAGAACATATTCTAAATCTAGCAAAATCTTCAAGAGTTGTGGAAAAAACCACCATTGGAACTAAATTAGTTCAATGGCCTAAAGTAGTCCCTATTGAAATTTCTGAGATTGAAATTGATATACCTGAATCTGTTGGTAGATTACCTTTGATACCATGCCTAAATCATGCAATATATGTTGAAAATCCTAGCCACTATGCTAGAGTATATCTCATACAATGGTTTAGAGATTTGTTAAGTTTAGGTGAAAGAGAATTATCGAATGAAAAGAATCGAGAAATTGTTGAGATTATTATGAATGAGTTGGAACTTATTTCCTCTAAAGAAGATGTTTGGTTAGATTGGGACAAATCTACAACACAACGATATGTTGAAGGTATTGTTTTCAAGGGTTATAATGCTCCTAGTTGTAAAGGGGTTTTAATACCAAACGGGTACTGTGTAGGTAAATGTTGGAGGTATGTTGAATGAGTGAACCACTTTATGTGAGATGTAATACTTGTAATTCAAAACAATACAAGTGGAATATATCACTTGGTTGTTGTAACGGGTGTAGGGAATGAAACTAGTAATAGATAGTAGAGAACATTCAGAATTAACAGATTTTGTTATTGAAGAATGTAATTCCTTAAACATTCAACATGAAAAACAATGGTTAGAAGTTGGAGACTATATTTTCAACGATGTTTGTTTTGAAGCAAAATCTACTTTTGATTTTCTTCAATCAATAATGAATAAGCGATTATGGAATCAATTAGATAATATGGATAGAGAATTTCAAAATAATGTTGTGATTCTTTATGGTACTTTTTCTGATGCTTTCAATCGTTACAAAGAACACGCTAAGTTTGGTGGGCCGATTAAAACCCAATGGACTATGTTAAAACGTAAATTTGATGGAGCAATAGGTAGAATAATTCTAGACCTAGACGCTTCTATTTTATGGGTTAATGATGCGAAAACCGCAGCAAGAATGATTGCAGTTGTAGCAAAGATGCAGCCTATTGATAGAAACGTATATGTTCCACGTATGATTAAGAAAAAGATAAGCACAGACGATTTACGAATAGATGTGCTTATGGGAATCAAGGGAATTAGCGAAAAGAAAGCAAAATCCCTAATCAAAAAATTTGGTTCTCTAATGGAAATAGGTGAAGCAACCGTAGATGAAATTAGTGAAATCAAAGGATTTGGAAAAACTTTAGCCTCAAGATTAATTGAGGTTTTAAATTCAGAAGAAAAAATTGAGGTATAATAATGAGTATAGAAATTGAAGATGAATTAGAAAGACTGTATTATGAAGGATTATCAGAACAAACAGAAACAAACATCGTGAATAAAAATTCACTACCTAAAGTAGTTGAAAGATATGTAAAGAGTGCAACTGATGTTTCAAAATATAATGAAGTTCCTGCAACAATATCCTTTTTCGTATTACTAGGGCAATTATGTAAAGATATGGTTGCTATTCCTAGTGGTAGAAGAATAGATGATACTAGAATCCAATTCTTATGGATGCAAACATCAGGAACAGGAAAAACAACATTGTATGATTTCTTTGGCCCTGTAGCAAATCTTTCATTTAAGATGATAAATGAAAAGCATGGAACTGAATTTGATATCTTTGATGTTAAAGATACAACCGATGCAGCGTTAATTGGTTCATTCAAAGAAGAAGATGTAATGGTTGAAGATGAAGACGGTAGAACATCTAGAGAAAGAGTTCTCGTTCCAATCAAAGGAGCATTAGAAGGAGATGGTTTAGCAGCATATGATGAGTTTGAATACTCAGGTGTATTCAAGCAATCTCAACACAAAGAGAATGTTATCATGTATATGAATACATTTATGAATTCTTTACATGGTGAAAATTGGAAAATAAGTAAGCGGTTGAAAGATGGTGAAATATTGGAATGTCTTTGTAGACGTTCTTTGTTTGGTACAACATACATACCAAAACAACTTACTAATATTATTGCAGAAAAGGGAGTAATGCAACGTTGTTTAATCTACATTGCAGAAATACCACAAGAAGTTCAGGATGAATTAAGAGAAGCAATTCTGTTAGAAGTTGGAACAATCAAAGAAAGAAATATGCCTATCAATAACTTTGCAAGTAATTTCTTAATTATTTATGATACTCTACATGAACACTTTGTTGCAAATGGAGAAAACGCATTAGAAACAATTAGATTTGGTTCAGCGTTTAACGATGCCTTACTAAACGAATCTTACAAAATGAGAAACTTCGTATCTGATAGTAGAACCGAAGTTTTTGAGATAGCGGGTAACTTCATTACTAGAATGAACGCAATGATGGTTAGACTATCTGTATTATGTTGTATAGCAGAAGCACCTAGTATTACAGATACATCTAAACGTTTTATTGTTACAGAAAGACACGTTAGACAGGCTTCTTCTATGATACGGCAATGCTATAAATCGCTTGTGTCGTGGCTAGATACGGCCTTGAAGGTGAAGGCACAGTCTTTAGCAGACAAGAAAGAAATAAATTCATTCATAGAAGTTTATGATTCTCTAAGCGCAAATGATGAGTGGGTAAATAAAACAGTTCTCATGGAAGCAGTTAGAAAGAAGACAAAGAAGGGACAAGCAACAATTTATCGTTGGTATAATGATATTTTAGAAAACACATTCGATGAAAAGAAAATCGGAAGAAAAACATATTTGAGGAAGAAGTGATAAAAATGAAGGAAACATATGAACACGATTACGTGGTGTACAAAACAAGTGATGGCCCAAAGGTGATTAATGAATCACTAAACACATACGGCAAAGACGGATGGGGTTTAGTTGGAATGATTACCGTTGGTGGCGGAGAACATTTAGTAGCATGGTTAAGAAAAACTACCTACAAAGATGTTCCTGACCCAAAGAAAGCAGAACAAAGTAAAATTGCTAAACTTTGGGGCGCAGCAGATGGTGATGAGTGATGATTATTGATTTGTTGAAAGGAATAATTCAACTTACAATCATTCTACCCGTTACTATATTGTTAGCCATGTTAGGTATTGCTACGTTTGGTTAGGTGAAAAAATGTCTGATGTTCTAGCCATAGACTTAGAAACAAAAAACTACGCCCATGAAATAGGCGGTTGGGGTAATACCCATATGTTTCTTGTATCTACTGTCTGTACATGGGATGGAGACAAAGGAACTATTTACATAGATAAGCAAGTAGATGATTCAATATCAAAAAGTAATGTTACAGTAAAACCTATTTCAGAACTAAAGTTTGATTTAGATGACCACTTTGAAAAAGGTGGTAAACTATTGGGACACAATATTGTAGCGTTTGATTTACCTGTATTGAAAAATGCGTTAGATATTTATTGTATAGGCAAGTATCTTGATAATAAATCATACATTGATACGAGCCATTACTTAACTAAAGAATTCGGTGAAAGATATTCTTTATCTAACTTGGTTCAACATACACTAGGTTCTGATAAACTAATGACTAGTGAAGAAGCACCCTTAGTTTGGAAAGCAGGAGAATACACTAAAGTTGCAGAATATTGTTTATCAGATTGCCAATTAGTGTATGATTTATGGACTCATGGAAGGCAAAATAAATTAATCAAAGGCTTTTCCATGCAGAATGAAGAACAACTAGAGTTGGAGGTAAATTGGTAATGTCGCCGTTTGAATGGATTGGATGGTTTATTTTTATCCTGATTATTTCTTTATTGTTTTTCGCCGCTTTCGGTTCAACCCGATACGGTGATGGAACAATTGAAGACTACATGGAAAAGTTGATTGTAGAAGAACAAACAGGAAATAGAAATGGGCCTCGCTGAAATATGTAAAGTTTGTAATCAACAGACCATTCCTATACGAATTTTAGGAAAGGTTGTCGGTTCTGACGAAAGACTCTACATATGGAAATGTAGAGAATGTAAAGCGTTGTGGTCGAGTAATTAATTTTGCTCGGCCACTTCGCTTTTTTTTTGGTTTCGCCACCAATGTATATTTCTAATCGTTATAGTATAACTTTTAGTAAAATAACAATAATAAACTAGGTGTTTTTTTTACACTATTATATGACCCGACCGACCTCTACCTGTAACATGATGATTAAATGCTTAGACACAATATTTGAGGGGTGGGAAGATTGATTGACGTAAGCGCAATTTCAAAAGTTTTAGACGGCCAAATAGATTCGTCCTTTTTACCTGTGTATATTATAATAGGATTTGTTGCTATTATGGGAACATATGCAGGTTGCTATGCTCTTTATCAAATGGCTAAAGTCTAACTATCAATTGAGTTAGTAAAACCTTCTTGTTCTTTAAGATGAAGGTAACATTGTCTGACTAAGTTATATTGGGTTTTACCATTAGAAACATTTAGAGGCATTGTAAAAGATTTTCCACCAAAAGGGTGTTCTCCTTCTTGTCTTGCAGTTTCGGTTTTGTAAAACTTAACAGTATAATCAACTGAAATGTCTTCATCATTGTTTTTATTTTCAAGAGAAAGTCTTTCTATTTTAGCATAGATTCCATTCATTGTAAATCCTAAATCATGTTCATAATCTAATTCTAGAGCCATTCAATCACCGTTTCTATTTTCTTCCACATCAAGTTTGTTTAATAATTTTTATCATAACCAATCCGGCTGAGTAGGCATATTAAGTAATGTATTGTTTGCACCTTCCGTTTCTGCATCATCCACATCATATCCTGTTTCGGGTAAATCGCGCAAGGCTTGTCTATATGCAAGTAATTCATTCTGTTGTGTTTCTGTTAATAAATCAAATCTATCAGGCCACATATACATATCAGTAGTCGCTAATAAGCCATCTCTCAGGTTTCTAATTTCTTCCCAAGAACAGTTTCTTGTTTCTTCTGATATATTTCCATCTTCATCTATTTCCGTAGTTTTCCACATATTCATCAATCCGTAATTTTAGCCCTTATGTTTGGATTCTTGCTAATAGTAGTCATTCCTGTGCCTAACCAAAGTCTGTTCGCTTGACCTGCACTTGTATCATCGCTAGTGCTGAATGTTTTAGGTAAAGAGTAAGTCCAATAAGAATGAGTCATACGATACATATGACTTGGGTTTCCCCATGTAAAAAGTTGGCCCGTACCGCTCATCAAGTTAATATCACAAGTATGATTCCATATTTGGGGTTCAAAGATATTAGGTGTAGCCTGTGTTTGAACCCAACCACAAAAGTATTCATCTCCCCTCGTTACAGTCGGTGCGGATATAGAATTACCATCTTTGTCTTTCCATGCAGTTGAACCCAAAAGTGTAGCACTTGAAGCACCACTTAAATCAATATCTACATAGTATTGCAATTCATTAATTTCAGCATCAGAATCTAAATCATATAAACCCGCTCTTAATGCTAAGTTTGTATTGCTATTAGCAGAACTTATACCAACATACAAGCCATCCAAAGTGCCTGTTTTTGGTACTACCCACTTGAAAAATATTGTGTAACCATTGTAAAACCAACTATTAGATGCCGTAACATTAATGCCTTGATTAGTATTTGAATGTAAATTGTGCATAAGATAATATTGAGTATAATTGTTAGTTTGGTCGCCAACAAGAGGCATACCTGTTGTGTTTCCGCCACCACCTGTTCCATCATCTATGGTGTTATCTGATTTTCTTCTTCTAAACGGTTGTCTACCCATACTTAATCACCTCATGCGTGTAATACTGCGTGTATGCTTCCGGCAAGAGTCGCAGTTCCCCCTTGTTCATTCTTGAATCTAAGTCTTAGATTAGAGCCGTTTAAATCTGCTTCGATAGAACCTATTGCGGCAGCACCATCAAAGATAATACCATAAGAAGTATAGTTAGCGGCTGAACCGTCATAATGCGCCATAACATCCATAGTTTGAACTTCGTTGTTTGTTGAATCTGTAATATGAACAGATGCCTTAATTGCTTTGTAATCTGCATAAGGCACTTCTAATAGTGTGATATAACCAGCATCAGCAGTTGATGTTGCAGAAACAGTAGCACCTCGTTGTTCAATACCACCAATAGCCACGCCACCATCTGAGTTTCCTGTAATCCAAGTAACACCGCCATTACCGGAAGCGATTTTTAATTGAGAATCTGAATCGGCAGTAACTGAAGTTGAACCACCTATTACTACATTATTTGCCCCTGTTCCAAACCCTGCTGTTTGTGCGGCATAACCTATTGCTATATTGTTATGACCTGAAGTTGGTGTGCTACTTCCACCTACGCAAGCACTACGACCAATTGCTATTGTATTATCACCACTTGCTATATATTTACCTGATTCATGTCCAATTAATGTTGCCCCTATTGCACCACTCCAACCCGAATAAGCACCAATTGACGTTTGATAAGTTTCATGAACTGATTTCCCTGATTGAGAACCAATAACAACATATTGGCTTACATCACTTGAACCTGTGGAATATCCCGTTCTATAACCTATTGCTACGCCGTCACTTCCATTAACTATATTAGTTCCTGATTGATGACCAACAAAAGTATTATTTGAACCAACAGTTACATCAGTTCCGGAAGATTTCCCTATTGCTACATTGTTATTGCCTGTTTGAGCGGTTATAGAATCAAGAGCATTTGTTCCTATGCCTATATTATCATATTCAGTTGTTATTGCATCCGATAAATCATTTAATGCAGAAGCACCACCGCCAACTGCTGAACCACCACTTGTTAATCCATTAGGGAAATCAACGACACCACTAGAATTACCTGTAATCCATACAGGGCTACCATCTCCTGATGATATGGATAATTGGTCGCTACCTGTTGCCGTTACATCTGCCGCGCCAATGACTACATTGTTTGAGCCGGTGGTTATGTTGTTGCCCGCATCATGTCCTATCGCTATATTTGTTGAACCTGTTGTAATCTCCTTTAGGGAGTAAGAACCTACGGCGGTGTTATCATCACCTGTTGTTACATCTTCCATTGAATAATGGCCTAGTGCAGTATTATAATTTGCACCTGTGGTGTTAGATGAATGACCTTTGAGAGCGTTTTGACCCATCGCTATGCTGCCTGTTGCTGATTTCAAACCAAACTTACCTGCATCATTTCCTATCGCTACGCTTTGTGTCGCATCTGTTGAACTGTAGCCCGATTGCATACCTACGAGAACATTGCTAGCCCCTATATCCCCGTTACCTGCTGCTTCTGCACCGATAACAACATTTGACCCACCATCTTGTATTAGAGTACCTGCGTTGTGTCCAATTACTACGTTGTAGTCGGCAGTTGTTAGTGCATCGAGTGAATAGTTTCCTATTGCTACATTGTATTCACCACCTGCAACTGAACCACCTAAAGCATCATAGCCTATTGCTATGTTATCTGATTCTGTATCTGCGTTATCATAAGCCTTGTAACCAATAGCAATATTTCTAAGACCTGTTGTATTATTATGTCCGGCTTCTTTTCCAATAAACACTAAGTTTGAAGCAGTTGATATATTACGACCTGCGCTTTCTCCAATTGCTACATTATCGTCTCCGGTTGTTAGTCCATCTCTCATAGCATACTTACCTATTGCGACATTGTTATTTGCAACACCATTTATTGCATACATTACATCATGTCCAATAGCAACGTTGTATGAAGATGCAACACCTCCCGAATTACCTTTTGAGGCGTTTCCACCAATACAGATATTACCTGCACCATTGGTTATGTTTTCACCTGCACCCGAACCAATACCTATATTATTTGATTGAGTAGTTATTTTTTGTA